CTCGACTCGTTTCTTGTCCAGTTCTAAAAAAGCGGACTGGCTGCTCATTCGCTTAAGCTCGAATAAAGTGATACGTCTAAAATCACTGCCATGCTCCATCTGTGGCACGATTGAGGCAAAAGCAAAGCAGCTTCGAATCATAAAGGACTTACTCTGACCAGTAGCAGAGCCCTTCAGGACTTCCGCACCTTGACTGGCTGATGCTGCTCTCATCAATCCCATGACGTTCTGCATACGAGCATAAGCTTGCTCATTCTCTGCCTCTGCCTCGTCAAAAATCACATTCAAAGCATCGAGTCTCAGCTTTTGTCTAACTCCTGCCTCTGTTGAGTTACCTTGCACAGATATAGAGATGTTGTTTATCATCTTTCTAATGATATTGTCAAAGGTCCAGGACTTACCCGTACCAGTTCCCCCAGTTATCCATATATGAGGACGCCAAGGCAAGACTCCACAAAGCGGAGCGATAGCCAACCACCCTGCAAGCAGCTCCCCATCATGAGTCCCCTCCCAATTTATGGCGGTTAGTATGTCCACCATTTTGCTCGCTTCTTTTCCAGTCAATGGGTCAGAGACATCGATATCAAGGTTTTTGCCTAGCTCATAAATGTATTGCGTTTCTCTTTCACCTAGTCCAGACTCCTGCCCATCTATTATCAAAGTTGTGCCGGTATGGATCACAACCTTGTCCCCATCTAACCAAGCCCCACGGCCTCTAATCATATCCTCCTGAAAGATGCCGCGATGATTGCAAAGTCTACACAACAGATCTGCTGCTTTTACATTGTCCCATCCTCCTTTATCTTTAGCAAAAGCATACTCCCAAAAATCCAAAGGCGCAAGCATAATGAGATTGAGCTTTGAAAATTGCGAGGAGGTTAGTCTGATAATCGTATTAGAGCCCTTCACGAAAAAATAAAAGGCTTGCACTCCTTTCTCATCCTTGTTGAATCCAAGCGGCTTGAAATACCCAGAGATATAGCCCGACGCATCGGGACGCAATGACACCTCAGTTGGCTGCCGCTGGTCTCCAGTTGGCTCATTGTGGCCTAAGTCATTAAGTGTTATCATATCTTATATTTTTTTAAAATGAGTATGCAGATACTTCTTAAATCTGTATACTATGCCTTTTTCAAAATTTGTGGCATTATTTAAACACTCTGCCAAAAAGCAATCATCTTCAACCTCAGTTAAAATAAATCTAGGTTCTCCAGGTGAGTCGCATTGTATTATTGTTCCTTTCTTCCACATATCAAAAATTATATTTTAGTGATGCTCTACGGATTGATTCTGCTCTTGCCTCCTCTCTGCTCCCCATGTATTCAATTTTTCTGAGGCTCTTTGGCCTCGGTTTCATTTTCTTGCGGATCTCATCCTCATACTCCTCATCACTACACTTGGGCAAGTTGTCGTAATTCTCAAGGGCTGTGATAATGTCCTCTAAGTGTTGCAGCTCTTTATTGACATACTCAATGTAAGAGGCTTGCTTTTCCTTGGTGGGTAGCTTCTTAGCGTATTCTATCGCTTTGGTTTTGCGCTTCTCGTAGAGCTCGCGAGTCTGCTCTAGGGTTTTTTCAATTTGTTCTGGTGTCATATCTCTAAATTAAAAAAGCCCGTTAAACTATCAAGGAGGTCGGAGTCCTATCAAGCTAACGAGCTTATAATTTTATATTTTTTGGATGTAGTTTTGAAGCTCCGACCCAACAAAACGACATATATCTGACTTGCTTATGCTTGCAAGGTATGTAAAAGTTTTTTTATTTGCAAAAGTTTTCAAAGATTTTTTTGTACTCCTCTTCATTGTAGACTATCCCTGCAAGTCCTCCAGCTTGATGGACTTGCTCCACAAAATTGATCTGCTCAGGGCTTGCTCTGTCTTTTTCGGTCTTGAGCTCTACTGCTGTGAAGACTGCTATTTTTTTGCCAATCATCTCCTCTGTGATCTCTATTGTAGTCCATCCGATTAAGTCACTGCTGCCTTTGCCTAGTCCGTACTGAATCCACCTAGCTCCTTTTTGATACGCTCCAACATTATTGCGGAGCAGCCTGCCAGTCTTGACATGAGCCATCTTGATAGTTTTCTCAAGGTTTTTTGCATTGGTGTGTTTTTTCATTAGTTTTTATTTTTGTCTAAAAAGCTAGTCCTCTCTAGCATTAAAAGATAGATATTATCCCCATTATAAAACTCAGCATCAGATAGCCCATAAAGAACACTTTTGTTGTATATTTCTTTTAATTGAGATACTAAACATATTAAAACGTTGTCAAATTTATATTCTTCTAGGTTAATAGCGAGAGCTGCTGACATCCACAAATCAATCCGATCATAAATAGATATATTTTTCATTAGTATCCTAGGTTTTTGAGGTCGTGTGCAAGTTTTACAATTTTGATGTAGTTTTTTATTTTGGTATTACATAGCTCATTGATCTCCTGCTCTGTTTTCCCATTATTAGCATTTAGCCTCAGTTTTCGCTCTTTGTCTATTATTTTTATCGGTTCACTCATCTACTGTGATTTTGCTCCCACCATTCTCAAGATCCCACTCGATAGTGAAACAGCTAGGCAGTGGCTGCTCCTCTTGTGGAGGGGCAACCTTTGCCGACTGCTGCACTGGCTTGCGCTTGCGCTCTTTGCGATACGCTTGCAAGATCGTGACTGCTAAAAGTAGGATGTAGATGATGGGAAATGTTATCATTTATATTCTTGTTCAATAATGTACTCAATGTATGTGATAGCCTTAAGCAAGTCCTCAAGACCGTTCTTTTCTCTATGCCTTGCAATGTACTTGATAGCGTTACCCTCTGCAAATGGGATCTTGTTCTTATGGATAAACTCTAATGGCTGAATAGGCATTTTTTGATAGTGATCTCCACCCTCTTGTTTAATGCTCATCTAGTTTTGATTTCATTTGTTTCCAATATTGTTTTGCTTCTCCTTTACAGTTCGCAATATTTCGAGATAGCTCGCTCTTGCTGTACTCTCTCAGCTCTCCATCTTTGCCCTTGCAGAGTATCACATACTTTCTGCCGTCGTTCTTGATCGCTCCCTCATGAGTGAAGCCGATTGGTGCTTGCTTAGGTACTTGCTTAGTAAGTGGCTTAGGTCGCTTAGTGGGTTGCTTAGTCCCATGTTTAGGGGCTTTAACTGGCTCTTGCATACTTAGTCCATCTTTAAGATACTCTGTGTATTGATGGAAAGAGTAGTCTGTCAACCACCAGATACAGAGCAAAAACAGCCCCTCAAAGAGCAAACATACTCCTGCAAATACCCACCCAATAACAGCAAGCTCTTGCTCGCTCGCTTGCAACTCCTCTTTGTGACTCCGTTGCGAGGATTCCCACAACGCTGCTTTTTTAGCTGCGAATACAGAACGAACTTGAGCAACACTATCTTGAGCTTTGGCTGCCATTGCCTCAAAAGTCAGTTGCTCATCTCTTGCTGCTCTAGTGGTCACACCCTTCCAGTTGTTCTGCGCATGGATCTGATCTGCTTTGCCCAATGCCGTTGCGCTCATATCTACCCAAGGGCTCATAGCATCCACCTCCAAACTATCCAACTCAGCAACTACCTCAGAGCGAACTGGAGCAGATGGGCGAGGAGCAAAGTCTTGGACCGCCAAAGGAGTACCAAAGAAACTCATCAAGATTGAGCCCGTAATGAATACCCCAATGATGGCCTTATGCTTTGCAGTCAATCGCTCCTGAAAGTAGAATTTTGCTGCTTTGTTAAACCAAATTCTTTTAGCTGTCTCAAATACTCCAACAGCAACAACAGCGGCAACGATAGCAGCAACCATCTGACCAAACAACTTGAATGCTCCATAGTAGGCAAAGTATCCAGCCATTAAGCCAGTACCAATCTGAAGTATAAAACTCAAGACGATGACAAGACTCTGCATAGCTGACCACTCTTGTGAGTAGGGCTTGACCTCAAAGCGATTGCGTAAATTGTTAAAGCGTATTTTATTGATTTTTTCAGTGTATTTCTCCATTATTCCAGTATTTTGATGTTTTTATTTTTGTATTTGATTTTTGCTGCCTCCAACTCCCTGCGAGGGATTCTAAACTTGATGCGTCTCCCTCTGTCTAGTCCTCTGTCTGTGACTCGGCTCTGTGACTCGTCAATCTCAATCCAGACCCAATCAGTGACTGTGATCTTTTCTAGTGGTCGGATCGGTTTTATCTCCTCAACCTTTGGCAGCTTCTTCTTTTGATATAGGTTTTTTTTGCTCATTTTGATATTTCTTATATTGTTGTTGTTGATTAAACACCTCCCATTGAGGGATCTTTGTTGATATTCTATTTAAGTGATCTTTGGCTTTTTTATTTTTAGGCTTGCCAAAATGATTGATAGCTACTTTTTGGAAGACATTCGGCTTACTCATACCCCCATTGCTTTTTATATCGTCTGATAAAATCCCCAGGGAACTGCGAGCGCCATCCGCACTGGCAAACAAACTGAGATACTTTGCTGTCCCATTCTGTTTTTGATTGACACTTGAAACAACCAGGAGAGTAGTGTCTTGATCTTAGTAGTTTTTTTCTATCTGTGATTATCATGAAATTTCTCTTTTTCTGCTTTTTAATAAGTTTTTAAATTTTTGAAACCTCTTCCATTGAAGTTTTATGTATTCATTTGAGTATGGAAATTCTAAGGTTGTCGCCTCGTATCCTAAATAATTTATAAAATCATTATACTCATAACTATTGACATCTTTTGCAATAGTGATATACCCATTAGTGTTTTCTTTGTGGATATTATTTGCATTGTGCCAAAATGCGCCTTTTTTAGCATTGTATTCTAAAGTAAAATTCATTTTAACTTAGGTTTTAAACTCATGAATGTATTATATTTTTTTGTGATCGCTCGATCAAGGGCTTGCTCGCTTACTGTGTCCCATTGCATCAACTCCCAATGATTTTGAAATTTTACAAGCTTATTCTTATCTGATCCACAAGCTTTGTACTCCTTCAGGACTTTGCTCTTAAACTTAAATAAAATCCATCCCTTTTTATATCCTCGATCTTTTGCTATCTCATACAACTCTGTCAAGCTTCCTGCTCTGCCCACTTGCATGCGCTTTTGCTTTTTCTCCTCGATCTTTTGAGCCTCCTCAAGTGTGACCTCTTTCAGCTCCCCGTCTACCTTACTCAATACTCTCTTTTTCTTCTCTACTGGCGTGCCGCATTCAGGACAAACATCTGCAGGCAGAAAAACAGCATAGCACTCTTTGCACTCTGACACCTTGATATCTGCCTCCTCTGTTTGGCCTTTGCGCACTTTCTTCTTAGTCATGTCCAGACTCCACTGCCTGTCTTGTGCAGGATGTCCGTGTCTTTGGAAGTTGCCGACATGGTCTAGTATTATCGGTCTAGGCTTGCCCTCCCCAGATCTTGCTCGGCCTACCATCTGCAAGTATAAGCTTAAACTGTGGGTAGGTCTTAGCTGAATCACACATCCAATCGCTGAGATATCAGTCCCCTCACTAATTAAGTTGCAGGAGCAGACAAGATCAATGTCACCATTCTCCAATGCTTTGAGCCTTTTATCAATCTCCTCCTCACTTAAAGAAGATGCTACCCATGTCGCACGATAACCAGCTTGCTCAAATTCCCAAGCAACTTGCTTGCAATGTTCTACAGATATGCAAAACGCTACAGCAGGACGTCCCTCTGCTTTTGCCTTGTACTCTGCAATGACATTGCCTGTAATAGTTGACCTATTGACAGCTCGCTCTAGCTCCTTAGTGTTAAAGTCTCCCATGCTAGTACTAATGTTGGTCAAGTCTAAAAGAGTCTCTGGCTGATAAACTATAGGGACTTTAAATAGTCCTAACTCAACTAGGTCTAAAACCGATGGGCCTAAAACCATATGCTCAAAGAAGTCTCCCAAGCCTCTGCCATCCAAACGGCAAGGTGTAGCGGTCACGCCTAAGAAATAAGCGTCTTTGAAGTAGTCAAATAGAAAAGCCCACTGATCAGCTGCTGCATGATGGGCCTCATCCATGATGACCAGGTCTGCATCTAAGCCTAACGTCCCCTTAGCTAATCTCAATGCAATAGTCTGCACAGAGCAAACTTGAGCTGACTGGCTTAGGTCGTTTTTGATGTTGCCTTTTATAAGTCCATGAGGGATACCAAACATGGTAAAACTATTACTTATTTGATTAAAAATAGTTTTCTTATGTCCTGTCGCTACTATCCACTTTCCTTTATCAAATGCCTTTTTGGCCATGTGAGAAAATGTAAAAGTCTTCCCAGATCCTGTAGGCATAACAAGCAGTACACGCTTATGTCCT